AAGCGTTTTCTGCTGCTCTTTCTGGGCGCCTTGCTTCTTGCCGAACATGTACAGTACGGGCAGGGCGGCGCTCAGGAGGGCCATGGCGAAAAGCTTGATATTGTTGAAAAGTCCAAACATTAACGAACGCCTTCTTTATGATCTTTAAATCTGGACCATGCCACGAGACCGATGCCTACAATGGTTAGACCCAAGAACACGTACTTAATCGTGTCGCTATAATAAATTAGGTTCTCAAATTGACTGGCCGCATCCATAACTGCAGTGCCGGCCGTGCCAACACCAGCAGCCCCAGCGCCTGCCATAGTCTTTGATTGTTTGAGAGGCTTAGGGGCAGAAGCTTCTGGCTTCTGGATCATCAGGGCCCCTCCGGAAGATGCTAGGGGCTCGTCCATCGTGAACATGGCAGCCTCTGCAGCACGGCGTCGAGTAAGACCTTTAAGCTCAGTCTTCTCACCATTCACCGTAGCTTTGTTCCATCGCATAATCTGTTCTGGAACTTCATCGTACCGACCTGCATTCAAAAGCTTGAGTGCAGTACTAGATTTAAAGTTAGTCTCTCCGATGTTGAAAATAAAACATACGAGAGCATCAAACTGAAGCTGGGTCAGAGGTGCCTTAACGTTCTTTTTTACTGCTTCCTCTGCCCACTGCAAATCCTGCTTAAGAAAGTCTTCGCACTCTTGCTTGGTAACTTTCATCCCGGACCGGACGCCTTTGATGTGCCCGTAGCCGATAGTCCACCGCCCAGCAGGGCAGCGGTAGCTACGGACCATCCCGTCCTCAGTTTCTTTGTGCAGACCCTCGAACTTCTTGATCAGGTCTATGCCGGCATCTGACGTCTTATCAGGTGTCATCTAATTATCCTGTCGTTTGTGCAAAAGGATTAGTCCCGGAAGAAAACGCTGTTCCGGAAGTCATCTGGGTGCCCGAAGTGTTGCCCATGTTCTGGGAACTTCCGGGTACGTAGCCAAGGTCAGTCAGGCGGCCCATAAGCTGGTTGATGTTCAAATTGCCGGAAGCAACTCGCTCACCATACTGATTAAATCTAGCCAAGAAGAGGTCCCCTTGATCATCGATGGCACGGGTTATTCTACCGCCAGTCGCCAAGCCAGTCTCTGCAATTAGAGCGCCTTGCTGATCAAAACTATCGACCATGGTAGAGAAGGTATTTCGTACGTCGTCACTGATCTCGATGTTCTGATCCGTCACGATGTTCTTCATGAAGTCAATTCGATTAGTCAGTTCTTGCTTCATGGCTTCATACTGAGGATCTTGGCTCTCGAACCCAGAGGTAACCAGTTGAGCAACCTGAGCAAAATTCATGTTGTTCAAGGCCTCATTGGCCATCTGCTGTGATTGAACATCTGCTATACCATCAACCAGAGAAGCAGCATTTTGATCTGCGGCAGACATAATTCCGCGCTGGCCAGTGGCAAGAGTATCTCCCATTCCCGCGATAAGACCGGCAGTCTCGTTGCCCCCGGCTATCACGGTATCGAGCAACTGTGCTTGCTGCTGAGAACTTACGGTGTTGGCCTGATCCTGCGCGGAGCGGAAGTCATCCAGACCAGTCTGTAAGGCTCCCTGACGTTCAGCAGAGGCTACATTAGAGGCCGCCAGATCTTGATAGTAGGTATCGAGATTGCCCCCATAAGTATTCAGAAGGTCTTGAATAGCCATCTGCTGCTCAAGGTTTGCGGCCTGATTGCCAGAAGCTACGTTTTCTAAGTAGTCCTGCAAGGTCTGCTGACGATCTAGAATGGCAAGTTCAGTAGCAGAAAGCTGGGTTCCGAGCCCTTGCTGCCCTTCTAAGAGAGTATCGCGAGACGAACGAACCGTATCCCCCAGCGCATCAGAACGAGTTACAAGATCGTCGTAGCGAGTCGTAGCAGTGTCCTGCATGCCAGTAAGGGTGTTGTCGAGAGTATCGAACCGGCCAGTCTGTGTCGCGAACCCGGTGTCCACAGTTCCCTGTAGTCCTGACAGTGCCGCAGCTTGAGCAGCAGCAGCGTCCGCCTGAGCTTGGGCAGCAGCTTGGGCTTGGGCTTCTGCAGCAGCACGGGCAGCATTCGCATTGTCTAGCTGAGTAGAAAAGCCTTGGGCCTGAGTAGTAAGAAAGTCTTGAATACCAGACTGTCCAGCTAGAATAGCCTCCTGAGACCCTGTGATCTGGCCTCCCAGACTGTCTGTTATAGCAGCCGAACCGGTATTGATGGTGTCGGTAAGACCACTAAAACCAGACTGCACATTACCACTGAGGGTATCGATGCCCCCAGCAATAGCAGCTTGGTTACTACCAAGAGTAGTTTGCCCGGCTTTCAGAGTATTAAACTGTGAATCGCCAAGGCCGGTCTTGGTGATATTGGTAGTCTTTTTCTTGCCCATTACGAATGTCCCCGATGAACCCTTATATAAAAATCTGTATCTCTAACCCAGAAAAGCGTACGACGTCCGTACAGCGAATTAAGTAGGCGCTTAACTTGATAGGCCAGTCTCCGGCCATTCCCATCCAGAGCAACTGTCCAGAACACCCAAAGCTGATCCCCGTCATTTTTCTGGTAATCCTCTAGGGTAGGCGTGTACCCCGTTGATGTCATGGACCGCGCTTGGCCCTCTGTTAAAAAACACCATGTCATACACCCTATGGGTCGTGACTCGGCGTACTCTATAAAAACTTTTCCATTTGCCAGAGCGTTGACGTAATCGGAACAAAAATCATTAATCGTAAGTTCCTGTCCTAGAGAGCAATTACTAAACAAATAGAGCCCATCTATTACACTCTGTGCCGTGTTCTCCGCTACTCGCCCTGCCACCAGTTCATCCATATTCCGGCAGCAAGAGCCGTAAGAAGGGCCGTCGTAAACATCTTAGTGACGGTCTGACCTACGGTCTTCTTAGTGTCTCTCCAAGCGTCCAGAAGGCCGCGAAGCTCTTTGACGTCATCATATGCTTCCTCATCAGAAAGACCGATGTCTCTAAGAGCTTGTCGCGCACCTTCTTTAGCCGCATGTTCGACTAGTGCTTTAATTTCCTCTTCATTCATTTCCGCATCCTACGGGTTTGAATTACTTACGCACTAGGCTCCGTAGGCCAATCGTCTGCAGCAAGATTAGGCCAGTCAGCATGATCCGGAAGATCCCGAAGGGCAGTTCGGTAAGTTGCCCATGCAGTAGGAACAGTCTCACCAGCTTCCAAGGCCTTTGTGACAACCCAATCACTCTCAGAGAGCTTTCGGTTACGAACGTTGCGATTGGTAAGGGCATTGGCCGTTGCCTGATATGCTGCCAGATCTGCAGCAATCTCTTCTTCGGTCAATTGTCGAACTGTGCCGTCACTTTCAAGGCACAGATCATTACCCAACTCATCTCCAACAAGAATCCAATCTGCGACTTCTTGTTGACTAGTGGACTCAACTCGCCCGGAAGAATTAAATTTAACGTACATTTTAGCGATCTCCCCAAAGGTTGGCGCAGTGGTTGTAGATGTAGAACGTACTTCCGCCTGTTTGAGAAGCGTGGGTGCATCGACCTATCGCTAAAGTCTCTAACATTCTGAGATCACAATAAATATCAGAATTGGAGAAAGTCTGATCTAAGCTATAGAAAAAGTTAGTGTCCAAAAAGCGATAAGTTGTCTTGTATGCTTTTGCGGAATTCAAGAAAACTAACACCGTCTTGCCTGCAGGTACAGTAATGTTGCCGGTCATGTTGTACTCGGTACCACCATTATTAGAAGCAATCCCAGTCCAAGAACCGCCGGTCACCGTGCTATAGGCCGTGCCGCTACTGTTGGTAGGAGTAAAGTAACCCAAGGAGCAACCATTGTAGGTAGTGTAAGAAGCGGCTACTCCATTAATAGGAACAGTTACGTCGGAAGCTCCTCCATTTCTAATCGGGAGACAACGCCACGTGAGACCACCATAGGAAGTCTCATTGTCGTTGTAATAACTGTCTCTGTAGTAATAACCTAAGCGCTGATTAAAAGCATACTGCTTCATGCGGTGCATGTCTCGGTCGGTATTATTTACATAGAAGGGAGCAGTCGTAGAAGTGGTGGCAGGACGGCCGTCCCCCATGAACATATTCCA